CGACAGCATGGCCGTAATACACGCCATTGCTAAGCTCGGTATCGAGGAAACTGTAAAGCTTCTTCAAGGTGCTTGGGCGCTTACTTGGTATGATCTTAATGCTAAGACTGTTAACTTCCTGCGCAACAAGGAGCGTCCTCTGTGGATGGCCTACAGCAAGAAGTTTGATCGCCTGTTCTGGTCATCTGAGTGGGTAACAATGGATGCTGCTCTCCGCACTGCCTCGAAACATCAAGACTACGAGATGTATGTGGAGGCCGACACTAACTATCAGTATTGGAGCGTTAAGCAGGACTGGTGGTATCGGTTCGACATTGAGCAGCTTAGGGCGGGAGGTGACTCACTACCCAAGCCCAAGGTCAAAGAGCTTAAAGGAAAGGAGCCGGCCCCGGCTGTGTCGTACACTTGTGGGGTGTCAAATTTTCCCAACCGAAACTCAACTACGACTTCGACGACGACTACGAAGACGACGACTCCCTCCGGCAGTGGCTCCACTCATTCCCACGCCTCAACTAAACGAAGGGACTGCGTTAATCTTGAGGGTAGCGCCACCTCCCCCTTTGGTGGTTTCCTCAGCCGAGAGCAGTTTGACGCTCTTGCGAAGTACGGTTGCTCGTGGTGCACCGCTAGTGTGGAATATGACGAACCGGGAGTAACTGTGTTTGAGTCTCAAGGAGCTGTTCTCTGCCCGTCGTGTTCGGTAGAGGACGGGACTACGAGAATGTATGTTCACGATCTTGACCGTATTGCAGGATGATCTACTATGCCAAACGTCACAATACAGGGTAACTCAGCACAGAACACGGATTACTGGACTGGTTCTGCGTTATCAGATGAGCAGTTTCTGGCTGCACCGAACCATCTTAGGCACAAATATCCGTCGAAAGACCCTATTAAGGAGGAAGACATGGAGCCTCAAGTTCCAATGGAAGGATTTACTTTCGGGTGTGATCCGGAACTGTTTATTTTCAACCCTGACGGGGAGCCTGTGAGTGCAGAGGGTATAATTCCCGGCTGTAAGCACAACCCTTACAAGGTAGACAAGGGGGCGGTTCAACTTGACGGAACAGCAGCAGAGTTCAACATTGATCCGGCAGCGACGTTCGCCGAGTTCGATGACAACATTACTACCGTTTTGAAACAGCTCAAGGGGTTCCTTCCTAAAGGCTTCACGATGAAGGCTGTCCCTTCTGTAACATTTTCTGAGGCAGAATGGGACAAGATTTCAGACGAGGCTAAGGAGTTAGGCTGTATGCCTGACTTCAATGCGTGGCAGGGTGATCTTAACCCTCCGCCTGATCCGATGGCCAACCCCCGTACTCGCTGTGCAGGAGGCCATCTACACGTTGGTTGGACTAACGACGCGGACCTCACTGACATTTCGCACATCATGAATGGCCGCGATCTGGTTAAGCAGCTCGACTATTACTTGGGCGTGTGGTCCCTCCAGCGGGACAATGACCCTACTCGACGCTCCTTATACGGCAAGGCTGGTGCTTGTCGCTTCAAGCCGTATGGTGTAGAGTATCGGGTGTTGTCAAACTTCTGGATCATGACCAAGACCCAGAGGCTTGCTGTGTGGAACCGCATGAACCAAGCCATCAAGGATATGCGCAAGAGCTTCTTCCCTGATGCTCGTATGAAGGGTCTTACAAAGTACAACTTCAACGAAGCCGTCATTCAATCTATTAACCACTCTGTACGGGACCCGAATTTGGAGAAGGCGTTTCGGTTCCCCATTTCGACTATTGACACTAACTATCGGAGGTAGTAATGGCTGACTACAATAACTTCTTCGAGACTAAGAAGGAGGCCGAGATGCGATTGAGAGGCACCGTAGTTCTATACGACGGATTGCCTTATTATGTCGTAGGTATTGGCGATCACAAACCGGATGGCATCTTTCGGATTTATCTTGATCCGCTAAGTAGTAAAGAGATGACTATCAATAACTACACGGGATTGCCGGGCTATGACATGGTTCCGCCGGGGCACACTCTGGGCGGACTATATGACTCTTTCATGGAGAAGAACCCTAAAGCTCCTTTGATCCGCAAGATGATGAACTCTCCTAAGTTCAATAAGTTCCGGCCCTTCCCGCTCGGTATGTGTAACATGGACAACACCGTATACTATATCGAACGTCAGCCTACTCGTCGGACAGAGCAGGGTCTCACCCAGAACATGCTGAACATTACCGATGTTACCTTATCCCAAGGTAAGGGCGGACGGGGTGTGCCTAGTTCATATTTTAACATGCACAGCGATGATTTCAAGGCATGTATTCTTGGTGACTATCCAACCGCAAACTCCTGCTTGGCAGCTATGAAAAACCCTAAGGTTAAGAATAATGCTGCCGCATTCCACCGGGAGTTTGCGTTCGTTCGTGGTCCTCTGGATACCCTCTACTTAGGGTATAAGGATAACGTCATTGGAGTTCTACCGAACAGTGACCTGTCCTCCCTCACGATTGGACGAGAGTTTGCCTATACTCGCGAAGTCGTCGAGTCTCTCGGACTATTTTCTACGATCAACATTCAGTCGTAACACAGGAGATTACAGTGGCTCATCAACCGTTCAAAACAGAGGAAAATCGTCCCGTCGTTTATCCTCCGCTTGGTCTACTCCTTAAGAGGAAGGCGACTAAAGGAACGATCGGTCTGGAGATCGAGTGCGAAGGAAACAAGTTCCGCAAGGAGACTGTAGTGGCTCCGTGGACCTATCATCAAGATAACTCCTTGCGTGGCCAAGACAATGCCGAATACGTTCTATCTAGGCCGCTAGAGTTCGATAAGATACCAGAAGCTCTGGATAAGCTGTGGGCCATGTTCGAGGCTTATGGAACAATACTTAGCGACAGCAATCGCACTAGCGTTCATGTTCACTTGAATGTCCAGAATTGGTATCTCAATCGCCTGACGTCCTTCTTTGCTATGTATTTCTGCGTAGAGGAATTGCTGACTGCTTGGTGCGGTGAACACCGTATCGGTAACTTGTTCTGCCTCCGGGCCAAGGATGCTCCGGCTATCATTTCTCAACTGCGTAAGTTCATCACTAACGACGGACACCACATCATTAATGATGGGTTCCACTACGCTGGTCTGAACGCTCAAGCGTTGTTTAAGTTCGGCTCCATAGAGATCAGGACTTTGAGAGGCCCGACGGATAAGCAAGTGATCCTTGATTGGGTGTCTATTCTTGAACGGCTATATACCCTGTCTGCCGAGTATGATGATCCTCGCGACATCTGTGGTTTGTTTTCTTCGGGAGGCCCGCTCACTTTCCTTAGCTCTTTGCTCGGACCACAAGAAGTAACCTTGCGTAATGGTATCAGCTATACGGATGATATGATCCGCGATGCCATGTACTACGGTATTCGTCTTGTGCAAGACCTTGTGTATTGCCGAGATTGGTCAACGTATAAGCCGACTCCGATCAAGCCTGATCCGTTCCGGCGTGATCCTTTGGAGGTTATGGAAGCAGTCGCAGCGGCTACCGTGGACCCGCAGATTTATAACTATACTCTGAACGTTGGTAACACAACGTGGGGTTTAATACAGCCTGCCCCTATGCCGATGGTTCAGCCGGGTCCACCGCTTCATGCCGACGAAGCAGACACACTCATTGATGAATGGGTAGAAGACTATGAGCCGGAGCCTGACTTCGATGATGATGGTGACGATGAATAAGGAGTAAATTCAATGCGTTATAGAGTATTACCTTACCGTCAAGGAAGCGTTAGTGCATCAGCATTGGCCCACCTTCTTGGGGGCTTAGTCCTTAAACTGGAAAACTCCAAGTACAGGGCAGAAGCCGAAGACCTCATCATTAATTGGGGTAACACTACGCAGACGTTTGATGTTCCTTATCTCAATCCATCAGCCAAGATTAAGACAGCCTCAAACAAGTTGAACTTCTTCAACAACATGAAGGAACATGGATATGATACGCTCATTCCTAGATTTTGGACGCACCGTAACCAGATACCTGATAATGCTTATCCTGTTGTGTGTCGCACTGTTCTTGCTGGGCACAGTGGTGTTGGTATCGTCATTGCTGAGTCTGCAACTGACTTGGTGGACGCTCCCCTTTATGTTGAGTATGTAAAGAAGCAGGACGAGTACCGTATCCATGTCGGATGTTACGTAGAAGACGGTCAGCCTAAGCCTGTGGTAATCAGCCAGCAGCGCAAAGCTCGTAAGCTGTCTGTCCCCGACGACAAGGTAAACTGGAAGGTTCGTAATGTTGCTAACGGTTTTTGCTACGTAAGGAACGGTGTTGATACTCCGCTTGCTGTAGTCGAAGCCGCTATTAAAGCGTTCATGACCACCGGGCTTGACTTCGGTGCTGTCGATGTGATCTGGAATGCTCAGAAGGAGAAGCCTTATGTCCTCGAAATTAACACTGCTCCGGGCCTCGAAGGCCAGACCATCGCCGATTATGCGGCCTTTTTCTCAGGAGACCTTTAACGATCCACGAGACTTTTGCAGTTGCCCACCGTGTAACTCTGACCTTGCTTACATCGCACCGTGTCGATTTAGCTTGACAAGCTCTCCTAATCTTGGTATAATGTAGGTAGAAGGTAGAGGGTTTTGTATCCTCACCCGCAGTTTTCTTTTTTTCTTCCCTGCCTTGAGCAGGAGCCTCTAAAACTAGGGGCTGGGGACTTCTTTATTTTCTTTGGGTAGATATTATGATTAAGAATAAATATAATAAAGGAATACGTCATAATAGGATAGCAACTAAGGGCCATCAGTTCTTTGTAAATGTTCCGGAAGAGAGGGCGGCGGTGCATCTCCACGAGTGCGGTAGAAGGTTCTCTAAGAGGGGTTATCCTGATCTCACAGTCTACAATGACGACGGAACAATTTACGGATTTATAGAGGTAAAACCTAATGACGAACGCTTTCTAAAAGACGAACAGGATCAGTTTGGGCAGTTCTGTCGTAAACACTCCATACCTTTCATGAAGTGGTGCCCGGACCACGGCAGAGAAAAAATAGAACAATTCCTAGAAGGACGACTGCTATGAAATGTCATATTTGTGATGCAGAACTCTCTGAGAAAGAGATAAACTGGAATAAAGAGTTGGACTCATTCGAGCCTTGCACAGTGTGCTTAGACATTGCGATGGATGCTGCCTACTCGAATGGATACACTACGGAGGACGATGTCTTTGTTATACTGGACTCGGATTTTGATGAACATTTTGATGAGTATGTTCGTTTGCCGTATGAAACTAATTCAACCGAAGAAAGCTGGACTTAGTATGACCAATGATCGCCGACCCTACTCCATGACCAATCTGGAATATCGTCTTCTCAAAGAACAGTGGACGGGAGAGGATAACCATATTCTCTTTGTCGATACCGCAGAACGGTGCCTAGCCGAAGGGTGGACAGACCACGACGGACAGATTACCCACAAGGGTAGGATTGCCGTCTCGCTTTATGAGACGTTTAAAACTCAGTGGGACGACGATGAAGATTACTTTGATAATCTCGCTGACGATATACCATGGAAGGGAGACAGTGTATATCTTCTCGATCACTACAGGTTGAGTGATAGTCCTGTCGCTAAGGCGGTTGCAAAGGCTGCCCCTGTTGATGCTTCTCCGGCAGCTAACGATACCGAGACTAAGGAGCCTCCTGTCGCTACACGTGGCAATGGTCATCTGGCAGCACCCGAAGAAGAGGAGCCTGCGTACGCAGAAAGCTCTTGAAGTTTACGAAAGGTCACTAGAATGAACGGAAAAACGTGGGTCTATTCTGATCCTCATTTCTACCACAAGAACATTGTTAAGTTTACTGTGGATGATCGTGGTACTAAGCTCCGTCCGTGGGATGATGTCGAGCAGATGACAGAGGATATGATCGCATGGTACAACGAACTTGTGGACGAAGGAGACCGTGTATATCTACTCGGAGACATTGCATTTTCGGCTGCACTAATGCGTTCTGCCGTCTCTCGTTTGAAGGGAAGAAAGTGCCTAGTACCCGGCAATCACGACCCAAAGAAGATGCAGAAGTACATCGATCTATTCGATGACGTTCGTGGGTATGTGCAGCGATCTGGATTTATCATGTCGCACATTCCCATCCATCCCGGTTCAATGGGACGATGGAAGGTTAACATTCATGGGCATCTTCATGCCAACAGAGTAGAGGAGATAGGATACGATGGAAGCGCCGATCCTCGCTATTATTGTGCTTGTGTTGAGCGCACCAACTTTCGTCCTATTCTCTTGGATACTATCCTCAAAGAAGTAGGACTCAAGCCATGACGAAAGAACAAGTTCTTGACATAAGCAAAACGCTATTCGGTATGCCACGTTACCAACAGAACTTTGCGCTTAGGGCACGACTTGCTCGGCGGATGTTTCAACTAAAACGAGAGATTGCGGAGAACGCAACTAATGTCCAAGCTACTAAGACACTCAGCCTGCCCTAGGTGTGGCTCTAAAGATAACCTAGCTATCTACGACGATCACGAACACTGCTTTTCTGAGGGCTGTGGTTACGATCTTCAATATAATAATAACAATAAGAAGGAGAGAACCATGCAGGGCCATGCCCGCAGTGTAGAACAGGAAACTTCCACTAAGGTCGATAGGCGTCTCACGCCCCTGCCGTCCCGTAAAATGCCCGCTCTTCGCGAGCGTGGATTGGACTCGACCACAATCAACAAATATCTTGTGACGATTAACACGAACCCAGAAGACGATACGGAGGCTGTGTTCCCTCGTTTCGATCAGAAGGGGGAGCATGTTGCTAATCAGGTCCGTCGTGTGGATAAGCAATTCCGCTGTGAAGGAGACTTAAAAGCTGCACGTCTGTTTGGTCAGGATTTCTTTCCCGAAGGCGGACGTTCTATTACTATCACGGAAGGTTACTATGATACCCTTGCAGCTTTTCAGCTCACTGGTAGTCGATACCCCAATGTGGGTGTCATGTCTGCGAGTTCCGCTAAGCGTGAAGTCGTCGATAATTTTGAGTACATTAACTCGTTTGAGCAGATCATTATTAACTTCGACTCTGATGAGCCGGGGCAGAAGGCTGCTAAAGACGTAGCTCAACTCTTTACTCCCGGTAAGGTGCGTATCCTCAAGCTCGCTGAGGGCAAGGATGCTAACGAGTATCTGATGGGTGGCAAGACTAAGGAGTATGTCAATGAGTGGTTTCGCGCCCCAGCCTTCATGCCTGATGGCCTCCAGCTTGGTAATGATCCGTCGCTTATCGAAGAGATCATCAAGTATAAGGAACCTAAGTCAGTCCCCTATCCGTGGGATGGCCTTAACTACAAGACTTATGGTATGCGTACTAGCGAGCTTGTTCTCCTTACTGCTGATACTGGTGTAGGTAAGACGTCAATCTGTAAAGAGGTTGAATACTCACTTCTGACTAACCCTGATCTAATCGAAGAAAAGGCTGGAGTAGGTTTCCTCCACCTTGAAGAACCTAAACGTGACCTTGCTCTTGGTTTGATGTCGGTGCACAACAACAAGCCTTACCATTTCCCCGATGTGGAAAGAACTGAGGAGGAACTCCGTGAAGCATATAAAGCCATCCTCGATACTGATCGTGTCGTTATATGGGACCACTTTGGGAGCAATGATATCGACGTTGTTCTCGCTAAAATTCGTCACATGGCTGCCTTGGGTTGCCGGTATATTATGGTTGACCACCTTTCGATTATCGTATCTGATCAGTCGGGCGACGAACGTAAGCAACTAGATGAGATCAGTACCAAGATCAAGACGCTGACGATGAACCTTGATATCCATTGTTGCTGTGTTATTCACATCAATAGGAAGGGCGAGGTCCGTGGTTCTGCTGGCCCTGAACAGGTAGCCAATATCGTGATCCGTTTGGAACGTGACAAGAAGGAACTCAATGAGTGGCGTCGCAATGTAACCCGTGTCTCTGTAGAGAAGAATAGGAAGTTTGGTCGTACTGGTCCGGCTTGCTATCTATACTATAACGAAGTCACAGGACGTCTTGAAGAACTCTCGAAAGAGTTGGTCCAAGAGTACGAGATGGGTGGAGCAACGTCCTCTGCTGGTAATGAATTTGCTGCAATGGCTGGGAGATAATTATGGAAGATCGTGTTAAGGAACTTGAAAACGCTTTAAAAGAGTGTGTCGATTATGTAAAAGGTTGTATTGGGTCCTCTTATTGTGAAACTTCTCAAGACGATTACGAGTTCCTCAATGAGCTGGAGACTACGTTAAACATTCCGCTCACCACAAAGTCCACATTCTATTAAAGACCACTGACCTCCATATAGAATAAGAAAATAAGGAGAGTTCATGTATCTCGATTGGGATACTCATGCCCCGGATACGTTCGTAATTGACATTGAGGCAGATGATCTCGATGCTACAGTTATCTGGTGCATGTGTACTAAGAACGTAAGAACAGGAGAAACTGGTGAATATACGAACTATGATGACATCCGCTCTTTCTTTGAGCGTAACCAAAATGCGCTATTTGTGGGGCATAACCTACTTAAGTTTGACGCTCCTACTTTGGGCCGCCTTGCTGGCATTTCTTTATCCGTAAATAACTGTATCGACACCCTCGTACTGT